ACTATTATCGATAAGAAATTGGATAACCTAATTGGCGTTCTAGATTGGGATATAAAATCAACCGAACAGAAGAATACATTCAATAATTTATTTGACTTTGAATGATTTTCTAAATATAATATGTATAAGGAACGGAGAAAACTATGAAAGACATATTGCAAGACATTGTAGCACATACACATGCCCTTGGCTTTCTTAACATTGTTAAGGTAAATGGTGATGATGCACAAACAGGAATCGACAGCATGGCAGAGGATCGCTCTGTAATCATGCAGGCAAATACAAAGAACGCCCAAGTAGAAATGAAGGGTACATTTGGTATGCCTAACCTAAATAAACTAGACATTCATTTAAAGTGTCCAGAATACAAAGATGGTGCAACTATTGATGTTGTGCATCAGGACAGAAATGGTGTAGAAATTCCAACAGGAATTCACTTTGAAAATGCAACAGGCGATTTTAAAAACGACTATCGTTTTATGAACGCAGAGATTATTAACGAAAAACTTAAAACTGTTAAGTTTAAAGGTGCACAGTGGGACGTTGAAGTATCGCCGACACTATCGAGCGTACAACGTTTTAAGATGCAGGCAACTGCAAATGCAGAAGAAACTGTGTTTACTGTTATTACAGATGGTACAGATATTAAGTTTAAGTTTGGTGATGCAAGCACACACGCAGGTGAGTTTGTATTTGCAACAGGAGTTACAGGTAGCCTTAAAAATGAATGGGCATGGCCAGTGCAACAAACACTTGCTATTCTAAGTTTAGATGGCGACAAGGTAATGAAGTTTTCAGATCAAGGTGCTATGCAGATTAGTGTAGACAGTGGTTTGGCTACTTATGAATATATCTTGCCAGCACAAAGCAAGTAAGGAGAATGACATTGAACACTGATCTAACAAAAGAACAAAAAGACTACGCTATATTTTTGCCAGCGATCAGTGGTTTCTATGCGACTTTCATCGGCAAACAACGTAGAGAAGAGTATGTAGACAAAAGTCGTATTCCTTTTCCTAACAACGAGATGGAAGGTCTTAATTGGTTTAACAAGAAAGACGGACTATTCAATTATCATTGGAGTTTGTATTCGGCAGGACATGCTGAACTAGATATCAATAAAGACGCACCTAAAGAACTTATGATTCGTGAACGTGATCGCGAAAACAGTTGGCTACTAGGTGACTCGGGTGGATTCCAAATTGGTAAAGGCGTATGGGAAGGTGATTGGAAAGATCCTAATTGTCCTAAGGCTAAAAAGAAACGTGAGCAAGTTCTTGCGTGGATGGACGCTTATATGGACTATGGAATGATTCTTGATATTCCGGCTTGGGTGGCACGTTCGCCTGCAGGTGTAAAAGCAACAGGTATTAGCACATATCAAGAAGCAGTAAATGCCACACGCATTAACAACGACTACTTTATGAAGAATAGAAATGGTAGTTGTAAATTCTTAAACGTATTGCAAGGTGAAAATCATGCTGATGCAGAAGATTGGTATCAGCAGATGAAGGACTATTGTGATCCTAAAAAATATCCAGACACACACTTTAATGGGTGGTCGATGGGTGGTCAGAATATGTGTGATGTGCATCTTGTTCTTAAAAGAATGGTAGCATTACGCTTTGATGGCTTGTTAGAAAAAGGTAAGCATGACTTTATGCACTTCTTGGGTACAAGTAAACTAGAGTGGGCAACTCTGCTTACAGATATTCAAAGAGCAGTTCGCAAGTATCACAATGAAAACTTTACGATTACATTTGACTGTGCTAGTCCGTTCCTAGCAACAGCAAATGGTCAAATCTATTGCGAACTTGAAACACAAGACAGAAGTAAATGGGTATACAGAATGGTACCTAGCATTGACGACAAAGCATTGGCAACTGACACAACATCATTTGGACAAGCATTTGTACGTGAAGGAAAACATGGAAGTTTCTTGGACAGTCCGATTACACAAAACCTTCAAGCAAAAGATATTTGTATCTATGCTCCGGGCGACCTAAATAAAATAGGCAAAGAAGGAAAGACCTCGTGGGATAGTTTTTCATATGCTATACAAATGGGGCATAACGTATGGAGTCACATTAATGCAGTGCAAGAAGCAAACAGGCAATACGACAACAAAGTTGTTCCAGGAATGCTTGTTGAGGAGTCCTTTGACAGGGTATTTTTTAGAGATGTTGTGGAAGCAATATTTGCAACAGACAACAGAGATGAAGCCGAAGCGGTCATAGAAGAATTTTCAAGATTCTGGATGTCAATTATTGGCACTAGAGGTGCTACTGGCAAGAAAACAGTAAATGCTAGTACGCAATATGCAAACCTATTTGAGGAGGTATAGTATGACTAACTTAGAAAAGATAGACAAACTAAAGAACAGACTACAAAGTCTTAAAGAGCAACACGCACTTGAACATCAAAAATGCGAAGCCGCAGAGGCAGAAAATGTACAAGACAAATACTTAACTGAAATGAAAAAGAAGAAACTTGCTCTTAAAGACGAAATGTGGAAAGTTGAACTTGAAATTGTTTCATTGGAGGCACAAGATGAAGCGTGATTACGCAGATGGTGTAAAGGATGATGTTATATACTTCACAGGTTATGAAGTAGAAAAAACTCCAGCATATGATATGGACACACTGTTTGTGGTAGGCTGTCGGCCATTAGAGGAAGTTCTTGAAAAAGCAAAAGAGAAACATGTAGATCATATCTATCTTGGTGCGAACCATAGTTTTGTACCCAAAGAAGATTGGGAAGATCTAGTATTAGGATTGCTTGATGCTAAATCCGAATTAGGAACACAATATTTGGTTACACTAGATTATGATGTAAAATATCATGAATGGATCCTTGAAACAGGAATGACTGAAAGACATAATTTTATTCCTATGATAAGTGTAAAACTTCCGTATGTTAACCAACTCGGTTATAATGCTTGTATCAAGATAGATGACGCCGACTTTAAACATTCTAATCCCGGAGTTTGGATACATCAAGTACACGACTTGTTAGATAGGAATAAATTTACAGATTGGTCAAAGTACGAAAATGACAGTCCATCAGAAGTATCATAGATATCTAAATCTACCGTTTGAAGTAGATAAGCCTTTGATTTTTAAAAAGGATCCTGACAAAATCCAACATATTGAATTAAAGGAAAAATTTGTTCCTGTAAAAGTAAGAGAATGGTTAAAAAGTTTAGGACTAAAATCTATGCATACAGAAGCATTTTTTACAGCACCAAATGATAAAATTTTTATACACTGTGATAGTCCTAAATTTGATGACCATGTAAAAATTAACTTTACTTGGGGGGATGAAAATAGTTATACCCGCTGGTGGAGTGTTAAAGACGAAAAGTTTTTAAAAAACGGTGGAACAGAATACGGAGCAGATATTTTAGTTGCTGATGAACATCATTGCAACATGACTTATCAACAAGTAATTAACAAACCTAGTTTGCTAAATGTAGGTAGATTACACAGTACCTATAACCCAACAGATGAAGGTAGATGGACATTGTGTATTGTTCCTTCGTTTATTGATAAAGAAGAATTTATTCATTGGGATATTGCAATAGAATTATTAAAAGAAGTAATAGTATGAAATTAATACATCCTTTTTCGCAACCTAAAGACGAACATACACATATCAAGGAAATGTCTGGGCATTTTTTAATAGGTGAACACGGACAATGGTATGATATGAGTGGAGGTACTGGTTGCAACATATTTGGTTTTACACAAACAGATATTCAGGCAAAAGTTGCAGAAACTAGTTTTAAATTTGCTAACGATGACTGGACAACAAAAAGCAGTGTTTGGTACGAACTTGAAGATACTCTTAAAAAAGTATTACCCGAAACTTATTCAGGTTTTGTTCCTGCACTTACAGGCAGTGATAGTGTCGATAACGCACTAAAACTTTCTTGGAGATATTGGACTAAAAAACTAAAACCCAAACATACGATACTTGTAAGAAAAGGCAGTTTTCATTCAGGAAGTATTACTGGTTGGCAAATGACCGACGACCAAGAATGGATTAAAGATTGGCCGGCTGTAAACTTTGTTGATTTCTTTGACGAAGACTTTGATGCTGTATACCAAAGACACAAAAACGATCTTGCTGGTATCTTAATTGATACTGTTAATTGGTACAAAGGTATCAGTGAAATTAGTGATGGTGTTTTAGAAAAAATTCAAAAAGCACGAGAAGAAACGGGTTGCTTGCTTATTGTCGACGAAGTATTAACTGGTATGTGGAGAATAGGACATTTTTCTCATAGCATAAGCAAAGGTATAGATCCTGATATTATCTGCTTTGGTAAAGCACTTACGGGAGGGTTTGCATCATTTGCAATTACGGTTATTAAGAATAACGTTCACGATGTTATTAGTGCATACGATACAAGCATGTGGGATAATTTTCCGATTGCAGTTGGTAATACAAGAAGCCAAAGCAATGTTGGTGCTAGAGCAACAATAGAAACAATTAACAAGTGTGTAAACGAAGATATTGGTAATAAAGTTATAAACGAAGTTACACCATTTATAAACGAATTAGCAGATATTTTACGTCAAGTAGAAAAATTTAAGGTAACTCACAATCATAGCATACTATACTGTGATTTTTCAGAGTTTAAGAACAACGACTGCAAGGTATTATCTACCTTTTTAAACAGTCATAAACTGTGGAATCCAGAACATACTAGAATTTGGTTTTTAAGTTTTTACGACCTAAATAATATTGAAACAGATTACATTAAAAACGTATTCAAAAAGTTTGTAACACTTATTAATAATGGTAAAATTTGGAACCAAACTAATTGGAAAAACAATTGACAAAGATCAAGAAAGGCACTATACTATGGGTATAACAGAACAAATGTTAAAAGAACAGGCTAACATAGAAAGACATGAAAAGATTATGAGAACAGCAAAGCGTATGATTTGGGTTACTTTTCGCAAGGAAGGTATCCACAAGTATCCTGCGGCATTGGAAGATCCCAATCTTGCAACAGGAGATGAATATGATGTTTCGTTTTTGGGTTATCCCCACAGACACATATTCCATTTCAAAGTCGGCATCACTGTAACACACAACGACAGAGATATCGAGTTTATCCAATTCAAAAGATGGTTAGAAAAACTTTATGAGGAGAAGACCCTTGAACTAGATTATAAAAGTTGTGAAATGATGGCTGATGATCTATACGAAAAAATCAGCGAAAAACACCCGGGCAGAGAAGTTCATATTGACGTCAGTGAAGATGGCGAGAACGGTGCCCATATCGAGTACGCAAAATACTAAAGGAGATGACGGTGACTGAGTCATATTTTGCAAAACATCCAGAGATTGTAAAAATCTTTGATGACTTGGAATCTTTCCGCGATTTTTGTCGCTTTGAAGGATTTGTGTTTAATGAGAAGTATCTCTACGATAAGAAATGTAGAGAATGGAGAGCCTACGAAAATCGTGGCAATCCTAGGAAGGCAAAGAACCGTGTTCAAAAGAACCGTGGCTTTAAAAATCGCAGAACACAGCACTAGGATGCCTTACCAAACTGATGCTTATGGCAATTCAGTTGAAGGTGGTGCTTTAAATGCGAACTACACGACCGTAGACGCAGTTGGCAAAGTATGTAATATGCTTGGCATTCACGGCTACGTCTACGGACGTGACTTTATTTGGGATGATCAAGGTTGGAATGACAACATGGATGATGCTATAATAATAAAATATGATGATATTAGAATTTTAACATTACTAGGGTTGGCAAATAAAAATGGCTAGAATTTGGTTAATAGATTTAGAAAGTGTAGAAACACGCTACACTAAAGAATGGAAAACTTATTTTCCAGCATTACTACGCAAGAAAGGCCACGAAGTATTTGTTATTGAAGGGCCAACTGATATTCCAGCGGCAACTACACCAGGTGCTTTCTTAAACTTTGGTGGTACTAATATCTACAAAGCAAGTCAAGTAGAGCAAATTAGTAGAGCATTTACTACAGGCAAAGTTCAAAGTGGTGATCATGTTATCTTTACTGATGCTTGGCATCCTGGTATTATTAACATCAAGTATATGAGTGAACTGCTAGGCATTAAGGTAACAACACACGCACTTTGGCATGCAGGTTCATATGATCCACAGGACTTTTTAGGTAGACTTATAGGTAATGCACCATGGGTTAGAAATGCTGAAAAAAGTTTCTTTCACAGTTATGATCACAATTACTTTGCTACAGAGTTTCATGTAAAACTGTTCTTTGACGAATTACTTAACGACGGACTTAAAGAAGAAAATCCGTGGTATGATGAAATGTGGAATGAACGTTATAGCAATGGCAAGATTGTACGTTGCGGATGGCCTATGGAGTATGAGCGACTAGAACTAGAACCATACAAGAATATGCAAAAGCGTAATCTTATATTATTTCCGCATCGTGTTGCTCCAGAGAAACAACCAGAAATATTCCGTGATCTAAAAGAAAGTTTACCACAATATGAATTTGAAATTTGTATGGAAAAGAACTATACAAAGAAAGAATACTATAATGCACTAGGAGAAGCAAAACTTATCTTTAGTGCTAACCTACAAGAAACACTTGGTATTAGTTGGTATGAAGGTGCAGTTGTAGGAACATTACCTATGGTTCCAGATAGATTAAGTTATACTGAAATGGAGAACACAGGTAAGTTTTTGTATCCAAGTGAATGGACAGAATCTTTTAACGCATACAAAGAACACAAAGACAAGGTAGTTGAACGCATAATTGACTATATGGAAAATTATGAAAACTATCTTGTTGACCTAAATAAACTTACTACTCATCTAAATGACAATTATTTTAGTTGCACTAATTTACTTGAGAAGTTACAATTAGACAATGGCAATCCACTGCCTTAACATCGGAGAGAAAAAATGAAAAAGTATGAAGAAGTAACACGCAGAATCAAAGATGCTAACAAGCGTTTTTGGGCGGGTGATAATATTAGCGAATTTATATATGCTGGCGAAAAAGAAAAACTAATCGAAGAAGCCGCAGAAAAATTTGAAGGTGTGTTAGACGCACTTATTATTGATAGAGCAACAGATCCTAACAGTCATGGTACTGCTAAACGTCTTGCTAAAATGTATTACAATGAACTAATGCAAGGACGTTATGATCGTATTCCTAATGCTACTGCTTTTCCAAATGAAGGTGAAGATGCTTATACAGGTATGTTAGTTGTGCGAAGTGAACTAAAAAGTGTTTGTTCGCATCACCACCAGCCAGTAACAGGCGTAGCATATATTGGTATTATTCCAAATGGTAAAGTTATTGGACTTTCTAAATATACACGTATTGCACAATGGTGTGCTAGACGTGGTACACTACAAGAAGAACTTGCTAATGACATTGCAAGAGAAATTAGCAAAGCAACAGATTCAAAACATTTAGGTGTGTACATTCAAGCAACACACGGATGCTGTGAGAACCGAGGTATCATGGCACATTCAAGTTTGACACAGACCACTGTGTTAAAGGGGGCGTTCAAAGACGATGCTGGAACTAAAAAAGAGTTTATGGATAACATCAAACTCCAGCAAGAATTTGCGCCAAGATAATAAAAGGAGGACAAATGTTCAATAAACTTTTAGCAGGTGTCGATAAGGCACTTGTCAGAAATCTAGTTATTCTACACACGTTGGTTATTGCTGTGTCGAATTATCTAGTCACAATTAGATTTGAATTATTCCCTGGCGCGGACTTGCCATTGTTTGGCTCGTTTCCACTAGCCGCCGCGGCATTTACATTTCCGATTGTTGTAGTAGCAACCGACCTTACAGTACGTATGGTTGGTAAAGAAGCAGGTAGAGCCGTTGTAGCAATGGCTATTATTCCTGCTATTATCGCTTCGGTACTAGTATTACTAGCACTGGGTGATGAACACGCATATAGAGTAGGTTTTGCAAGTGGTACAGCATATGCTATCGGCACAATGCTTGATGTATATGTTTTCCAAGCAATCCGTGAACGTTCAACTGCATGGTGGGCGGCACCAGCGATTTCAACTATTGTCGCAAACATCATTGACACATATTCATTCTTTTATGTGGCATTCGCAGGTTCAACAGACGCAGAAGGCAAACTAACTTGGATTGGTGAGAACTGGCACATTGTTGCACAGAACAATACACTAACCAAGATTGTGGTTGGTCTAATTGTGTTCCTACCAGCATACGGTGTTCTTCTAAACTACTTGAAGAACAAACTCGCTGACACACAACGAGGTTAACAAAGTATGGGACAAATTTATTTTGTCACCGGACCTATAGGAACACTATGTGATTCTTTAATATTAACACTGGCTGGATGGACTGATAGGTTCCTCCAGCCTTGTGTTCCTATAATTCTTAATAATGGCACATTATATTTTGACGAAACACAAGATGCTGAATATGTAAACTACATTACCGACGGAAATATAAACAGTTTTCGTGAAATAGATTACACTAACAAACTAGACAAATTAGAACATCTGTTAAAAAACACAGACAAGAATATAGTTTTAGGAAACTATGATCCTAAACAACAACACATAATAAAAGAACATTTTCATAATACAGTTACGATAGGCATTGATTATACATCAAAAGAAAGAGATATTGTATTAATGGATCTAATTAAGGTTAACAAATTTGTTAACGAAGGCCTTGATACTAGCATTTCAAAAAAAGAATTAGATATGCTTGCACATAAAGAAATGTTAATAAGGAAAAATATTTGGGATAGATATATTCCAGAATCATTAACTACAAATAGCGAATATGTAATTCATGCTTGGGACTTGTATCAACCAAACAAATTAATAGATTTTATTGAAAAAATTGACGGACCACGAAACGAAAAACAGATTGATTTTTACGTCAAATGGTTGTACAATAATATAAATTAAGGATTACAAAATGGGTGACAAAGAAAAAACTTACAGTATTACACTCGACAACTGCGACGAATATACAATAGGCGATGGAACATATAGTATAGACAGTAATTTTACAAGTTATAATTATGATAATACAATTAGTACAGTAGATATTAGTTCGATTACATTTGACAATAATTGGAATCCAAATAACGGAAAATATATAGATTTTGATGTATTGGACAAATATCCGACCGCGAAAACTCTTTACAATCAGTTCATTTCCGTGTATAATATGTGTGAAGAAGATGAAAAATTGAATGGAGAATAAGTTGAATATTTTTGCAAAAGTAATGGATAAATTGGGTAGACGCAGAGTTATCACAGAACGTGATAGCGATGTTCCCTATCTAATACGTTATTATCTATTCCTTAAAAATAGAAAACACTTTCCTTTTAATATTACATTACACAAAGTTTTAGTAAGTGACGAACCTACACTACATGATCATCCATGGGGTTATGCAACCCTAATACTTAAAGGCGGTTACTGGGAATGGATTCCTTTAAAAAGCAAAGAAGGTAATGTGGTAGGTAGCACTAGAGTATGGCGTGGGCCAGGACACTTCCGTATTCGTAACGCAGATGATTTACACTGGCTAGAATTAGAGAAAGATGAGGACGGAAATGAAATACCTTGTTGGAGTTTGTTCTTCATGGGCAAAAAAGTTAAAGAATGGGGTTTCATGGATCATGTCAAGCACGAAGGCTACAGATGGATCCACAACGAACAATACCTCGCAAGGGGTGCAAAGGACGATGCGTGAGCATTACAATCATATTATAAGGGCATGGCACAATGAATACTGAAACTAAAACAAGCGAAATTGACACACCCGAAGGCCGTGAATGGCTCAAAGGAATTCTACGAGAGCAAAAAGTAGTTGTTACTTTTAACAAAAAAGATGGCGATAAACGAATAATGACTTGTACATTAAATCAAGATATTATTCCGGAAGCATTTCGCCCTAAAGAAAAACCCGAAGGTGAACAAAAGAAAAAGAATGACAATGTTCTTGCTGTTTATGATATTAATGCAGAAGGTTGGCGTTCTTTTACCTGGGCAAACGTAACACAGGTTGAGTTTTCGTTAGGAGATTAATGAACAAATTAATTGCTATTATTGTTGTTTTGTTTTGTACAGGATGTTCAACTACTGTTGCAGTATTAGACGTAACAGCATCAACGGCAATTTATGCAGGTAAAACAGTAGTAAACACAATAGATGCTATTACACCTGATATAGTTAATAAGGACTAAAAAATGATCAAAAAGAAATTTTACAGTTGGCAAGACGTGGAAACAATGTGTACTAGCGTTGTTAATCAAATGTACAAAGACAACTGGAAGCCTGATTACATTGTAGGTATTACACGAGGTGGCAATGTTCCTGCTACTATTATTAGTAACATGACAGGCATTCGTTGTGAAGCACTTAAAGTTAGTCTACGTGATGACAACAGCGAAAGTGAAACAAACTGCTGGATGAGTGAAGATGCTCAAGCAGGTAAGAAAATTCTTATCGTAGATGATATTAACGACACTGGTGCTACATTTAATTGGATTAAACAAGATTGGCAATCAAGTGTTTATAACTTGTCAGACGATATTTGGGGTAACAATGTTCGCTTTGCGGTATTAACAGAAAATTTAAGCAGTGAGTTTGACGGTGTATCATACTCTTGCGATGAAGTAAACAAAGCCGAGGAAGATGTATGGTTAGTATATCCCTGGGAGAATGTAGGACATTATGGCTAAAAAACAAGAACAACAACAGCCACAGAATATAGAAGCAAATGGCGTCTATCTTTTGATGGATCAAATAACATATGCTAGTTGTAAGGAAGCAATTAAATGGGTAATGAATCATAATTTAAGTGATAACCCATTACCACAATTAACAATAGTAATTAACTCACCAGGCGGCGATGTACATGCCGCTTTTGCATTAATAGATGTAATGAAATCAAGCAGTATACCTATTAAGACTGTAGGACTAGGATTAATTGCTAGTTGTGGGTTTTTAATCTTTATTGCGGGTACAAAAGGTAAACGTATCCTTACACCAAACACTAGCATATTATCACATCAATACAGTTGGGGTAGCAGAGGTAAAGAACACGAACTATATGCTCGTGTTAAAGAGTTTGAACTAAGCACAGAACGTATGATTAATCATTATAAAAAATGCTTAGGAATGACTGAGGCTAAAATCAAAGAAATTCTTCTTCCACCGCAAGACGTTTGGTTAAGTGCGGAAGAAGCAAAGAAACTAAAAATCTGTGATAAGATCGAGGCACTATACTAATGCGTGATGACTTGATGGTACAACAGCAGGTAAAAAATGTATGGCAACATATGGTTGGTGTTATTTGTCTTAATCAAGTTAATAGACGTCAAACTAAACCTTTGCTTACAAAGTTTTTTAAACGTTGGCCTACAGCAAACAAACTGTTACGTTCAGCAACAATTCCTATGTTGGAAGAGTTTCTAGCACCATTGGGTATGCAAAAGGTAAGAGCAAAACGCATTTATAAGATGAGCATACAGTTTGAAAGTTGGGACGGAAATGATGCTACACAACTTTATGGTATTGGCAAATATGGTAGTGATAGTTACAGAATCTTTTATAAAAACGAAATACCTAACGATGTTAAGGACAAAGAACTTAAAAGATACATTACGGAGGAACTAACATATGGCCACGCTTGAAGAAAAACAAGAAACACTGGATAGAATTAAAGGTCCTAGATACTATCATATACAATTATGGGGATATGGTGCAGAACATGCATACGCAAGCATATCAAAAGAAGCATATGATTTTTGGCAACCTATTGTTAAAGAACATGGCGACAGTGATCTTGTTAATTATATGCTTAATGCAGAAGACGGCACTTTTGACTTTGAAGACATTGAAAGTGTTCCGCCTGAAGCAAACTTTTTAAGCGATGATGAAGAAGGCGTAGGTGCTTGCAGTTCGTGGTACGAAATGCCAAACGAGTTTGAGCATATACACTCTGTTTCAATTGATAGTGCTAATATTGAGATAAACGAAGTAGACGGAATAGAATACAGCAGTAAGCACATTAATACTATTGTTGAAAACACAGATGTAGGTGAATGGGCAAATGGTATTAGTGAAGAAACTAATTACGAAACAGAAATACTAGAAAGTGTAGAGGATACATATCCAGAAAAAGGCACACACATTGTACAAATGCTTTCTCTAGAAAAAGGTACATTCTTTGATGGCATAGTAGAAACTGTGGGAGAGTTTGATCCTAAAAAACTTAAAATTCAATACAGCGAAACTACCAATGGAGAAGACATAGTACGTGGTATTACTTACGACGGTAAAGATGTAGATAACAACGGTGGTGATACTAACGGAAAAGGGTTTTCGGCGGATGTATGGACACAGGAGTATTAATGACTGTTAAAGATAAAATTAATGAACGCATGGATAAACTACAGGCATGGATGGAATCAAACTATCATTTAGAACATCCTGAAGAAGTAGAAGAACATATTCAAAGTGTAAGCAAGTTTTGGAGTGCTTTGTCAGAAGAAGATAGAGATTATATACAAGGTGCTCGTTTCGCTATTGAATCTAAGATGGAGTGGAATGTATGATTGATACACTAGAAAAAGCACAAGCAGAAGGTAGAGCACCTTGGACTAATGTAGAATACAAAACTAGAGACTTTGTAGTTTACAAAGATATCTATCCTGTAACAGAAGGACATACTCTTGTTGTTCCTACAGAAAATTTAGACGAAGAAATACTTCGTTGTTTTAAATTTGCTCTAGCAATGGGTAAACAAAACGTTGAAGCAAATAATAACATCACAGGCTTCAATATTGGAATCAATATGGGCAAGAGTGCAGGTCAAACTTGCATGTATCCACATGTTCATTTAATCTTTAGACGTGATGGCGATATGGAAGACCCCGCAGGTGGTGTTCGTGGTGTTATTCCAGAAAAACAAAAATATATCAAAAAAGACGAAGACCAAATTGAACTTTTTGATGATAATGTTGGATGTTAATGGTTGACAAAAACCTAAATAAACACTATAATATATAATAGGAGTTGTAAATGAAACTTAGATATAGTGAAGCATTTTATAGTGTACAAGGCGAAGGACGCTTCGTAGGCGTGCCTAGTGTATTCTTGCGTACATTTGGTTGTAACTTTCGTTGTATGAATTTTGGTTTGGACAAGCATCCAAACAGAGCAGAAAAATTAGAACAAGGCATCAAGTATAATCCTGAAGTAAAACAATTACTTGATGATGGTATTTTAGACAAGGTAAATAGATTTGAGGATTTGCCTATTGTACACACAGGTTGTGATACATATGCGAGTATCTATCCAGAATTTAAGAAGTATATGAAAGACCACACAGTTGACGAAGTAGTTGATTATGTGTTAAGTCTTACTCCACAAAATAAGTGGACAATGGACAATGGACAAGATGTTCATTTTATACTCACAGGCGGAGAGCCCCTGCTAGGGTGGCAACGTCTTTACATGGATCTATTCGAACACCCTGGCATGGGAGACTTAAAAAATGTTACATTTGAAACAAATACAACACAAACTCTTAGAGATGATTTCCGAGAGTGGCTCAACAACGAAAGAGCATTTCACATCACTTGGTCGTGCAGTCCAAAACTTTCCGTATCAGGAGAGCCTTGGGATACTGCTATCAAGCCTGATATTGCTAGGCAGTATTACGATGTACCTAATAGTAGTATGTATTTCAAGTTTGTTGTGGCTACCGAAGAAGATGTGGATGAAGTTACAAGAGCAGTTGAACAGTACAGAGCAGAAGGAATCGATGTTCCAGTCTATGTTATGCCGCTTGGGGGTCGTTCAGAAGAATACAGCCTCAACACAAGAGGAGTCGCAACATTGGCAATGGAGCGAGGCTGGAGGTATACACCCCGACTACACGTCGACATCTTCGGCAACGCTTGGGGGACTTAATAAAGAAGATTTAGATGATAAAGCAAGAAAGGCAGGACTATAATGATAGATGTAATTAAAAAAATGTTTAATAAAAACCATGTTCCTGCTACGGTGTCTAAAGAAAAGACAACAGACGCTAAAGCAGAAGCAACAAAAAAGAAAGAACCTTATGTAGCGGTTCTCAATGTGGAAATGAAAGATAATAATCCACGCAACGGCTTCTTTGAATTAGATTGGAATCAATACTTTATACGTGAGTTAAAACTTAATGGTTATCAAGGTGATTCTGAAGAAGAAATTGTAGACGCTTGGTTTAAAGAACTATGCGGTAATGTTGCAAAAGATCAAGGTGTAGCGTCAGCAGAAAATCCTATGGGTGCTGGCTATGTTAATGTAAAACCTTTAGGAGACAACAAATCGGAGGTTAGTTAATGACTCCAGTAACTAAAACTAGAAAAACTGAAAAATATAGAAAAGAAGATTGGCAAGCATTAGCAGATTGTATTAGATCAGATCAATTAAGTGCTAAACAAGTACATGAAACAATGATCTTTAATCCAGACTTTGCTAAATGGTATAGAATGAAATACATAGGCAGAAAATAATGACATATATTCTCGTAGACACAGCAAATACATTCTTCCGTGCAAGGCACGTTGTACGTGGTGATGCTGATATTAAAATTGGCATGGCTTTGCACACAACATTCCAAAGCATTCGTAAGGCTTGGAATGATTTTAACGGCAGTCATGTAGTGTTTTGTCTCGAAGGTCGTAGTTGGCGCAAAGACTTTTATGCACCATATAAACGCAATCGTCAAGAAACTCGTGACGCACTTACGCCTTCGCAACAGGAAGAAGATAAAATCTTCTGGGAAACATTTGATGAGTTTACTGGATTTCTACGAGAAAAAACAAATTGCAGTGTGTTACAACATCCGCAACTAGAAGCAGATGATCTTATTGCTGGTTGGATACAAGCACACCCTAAAGATGATCATGTTATTATTAGCACAGACGGTGACTTTGCACAATTAATTTCACCCAATGTAAAACAATACAACGGTGTATCAAAAACAACAATAACACACGAAGGTTACTTTGATGAAAAAGGTAAACCTGTTGTAGATAAGAAAACTAAAGCAGAAAAACCTGCTCCAAATCCACAATGGTTATTGTTTGAAAAATGTATGCGTGGTGATACAAGCGATAATGTGTTTAGTGCTTATCCAGGTGTTCGTGTAAAAGGTACAAAGAACAAAGTAGGATTACAAGAAGCATTTGAAGACAGAGAAACAAAAGGATTTAATTGGAATAATCTTATGTTACAACGTTGGACAGATCACGAAGGTAATGAGCATAGGGTATTAGATGATTACTCAAGAAATGTAATACTTTGCGATCTAACAGCACAACCGCCTGAAATAAAAGAACTAATAGGGAAAACTATTGCAGATGGTATTTCTGCAGGTAAAGATATTTCTCAGGTAGGTGTACGTTTAGTAAAATTTGCAAGCAGTTACGATCTTAATAAAATTACAGAACAAGCAGAAACGTATGCTAAACCTTTAAACGCAAGATACGGGAGAGTATAATGGAATTTGAATTTAAAGCAAAACAACTAATTCCAAATAAATTTTGGATTGTACAAGATCATGGACGTAAGGTAGGAACCTTAGCAAAAGAAAAAGAAGGATTCATTCTTGTTACTCCAAGAGATAAAATACATTTTGAAAATGTAGAAAAGGTATACGATGCATTTGGCAAAGACTTTTTTGAACAGATTGTAAAAAAGAAAACCAAAGATTCAAAGGTTATGGAAGTGCATGGATACCCTACTAGCACACAAGCATATAATCCTTTACTAGATGTGCAAAACAACTTACCTTTGTATAGCAAAAGCAAAAAATCTAAAAGTTTATACTGTGCAGGTTATTATACAATACGTTTTGCAAAAGGTTGGGTTAAATCGTTTTGTCCTAAACTTATCACACTACAAAGATATGAATACAAAGGTCCTTTTACAACAGAACTAGAAATGCGTCAGGTATTATCAAATGTCTCGAAATCCAGTTAATACAGTTCCAATTGAAAACTTTTTGCAAGCGGCAAAAGTAGCAGGCAAAACACAACAACGAGAACTTAAACTAGACTCTAAACAATATAAAGATCTTGCAGATAGCATTAGTATGTTACTTGCAAGGCTTGTAGAACTGCAAGATACACGCCTACAACAACCACAAGAGGTTAGTGTAGATGTTAAAATGGACGGCGGAAACTTCTAAATTTTCGATAAATAAGTACGTAGTTAACTTAAAGGAATTACGTACAATGAGTAGACCAAAACCAACTATCTTGTTGGAATATACCGACAAGAACACATATAGAAAAGAAGAAGTACTAGATGCAGAAGCAATCTGGGCGGTCTTTTATCAAGGTAAACCTTTTAATTTAAAAAGTTCAAATAGCATTTCGCCAACACCGGGACCTAAATATAAGAAAACAAGTTTTTCTAATCCTGGACATGCATTAAATCTTGCAAGAAAACTAAACACAACATTCAAAACACAAGAATTTGAAGTTTATAAGTTAACAAAAGGCGATAAAGTTTAGTAATGGATATTAAAGAAGCATACACCAAAACCTTTATGATAGGTGCTGGTGAAGAAGATACATCAGAACAGGAAATAAAAAAGAATTATATGCTTTGGTGGCAAAATACTAGAGCAAAAGGCGATGCTGGATTGCGTTTAACCAAAGACGGATTTGATTATGCTGTTGAACGTGCAGATTTACAAACATACGAAATTAAATTCCCCAACGAAATTAAGTTTACTCCACAAGTATTCTTATATCTAGACAACTTTATTGATTGTCCTTACTACGTTACAAAGAAACGTATCTTTGTTTTCAGCGAAAAAATGGGTTTACAACTTATGATGTTTGCTGGAGATATCAAACAGTACGGCCTTGCCCGTGCTATGGCTCAAGAACTAGAAGATTAAGTTCATTTTGGATAGTTTTTTTCCAAAATAGTGGAAAAACCGCTTGACATTTCCTTGTCTGATGCTATTATATACTTATAGTTAGAAACAAAGGAGCAATAGCAAATGGCACAAACAACAGAAGCACGTACAGTTACACCAAACGAAGCAAAGGCGGCTGTACAACACGCAATGAAACTGAAGCGTCCTATCTTTATGTGGGGTCCTCCAGGTATTGGTAAGTCTGACATTATGAGTCAGATTACAACACAACTTAAAAACGCACATCTTATTGACGTTCGTCTTTCATTATGGGAGCCAACGGACGTAAAAGGTATGCCTTATTATAGTGCAAACGACAACACTATGAAATGGGCACCTCCAGCAGAACTTCCAGATGAAGAATTTGCTAAACAATTTGACACAATCGTTCTTTTCCTAGACGAAATGAACTCTGCCGCGCCAGCAGTACAGGCGGCGGCTTATCAACTTATTCTAAATCGTAAGGTTGGTACATACAAACTTCCAGACAATGTTGTAATTGTCGCGGCAGGTAACCGTGAAACTGATAAGGGTGTAACTTATCGTATGCCGGCACCACTTGCCAATCGTTTTGTACACCTTGAACTACGTGTTGACTTTGAAGACTGGTTAACATGGGCGACAGAAAACAAAATCCACTCTGATGTAGTGGGTTACTTGACTTTCGCTAAACAGGATCTATATGATTTTGATCCAAAGTCAAGTTCACGAGCATTCGCAACTCCACGTTCTTGGAGTTTCGTAAGCGAACTTCTCGACGATGAACTGCCTGAGTCTACACTTACAGACTTGGTTGCAGGTAGCGTCGGCGAAGGCTTGGCAGTTAAATTTGCGGCACACCGTAAGGTTGCTTCTAAACTGCCAAATCCAACAGACATACTTAAAGGCAAGGTTAAGACTATGGAGTCGAAAGAAATTTCGGCGATGTATTCGCTAACTGTAAGTATGTGCTATGAACTTCAAGAGGCTTTCAAAAGCAAGGAGAAGGGTTGGAATCAAATGGCAGACAACTTCTTTGGTTTTATGATGGATAATTTTGAAACTGAACTTGTTGTAATGGGTACGCGAGTTGCTATCGCTACTTACAAACTGCCATTTTCGCCAAAGGACTTGAAAAACTTTGACCGTTTCCATGACAAGTACGGCAAGTATGTTCAAGCCGCTATGGCATCCTAACTAACTATA